CCGTGACGGGTTGGTCAGACGATACGGACGGTTTGTCTTTCCCTAACATTGACCTTGCTAATGTAAAAAGGGGAGCAGACAAGAAAATGATTTCTATGTCAACAGGCGAGTCAGGAGGCCCAGTTATTATTAAGCTACTCGCCAACTCTCCAAGCGTAAAATTTTTCCAAAATGCGATAACGGCACAGCAAATCGGGCCAGCTATATCATGGCAGGCTCTATGGAGAGACCCGATTAACGGGGTCACTGTCGCGTGTATCAACGGCACGTTAACAACTGTTCCGCTCGGACCGACTCTTGGAAAAGGTGACGTGGCCAACCATGAATATACGATTGAATTCGAAACCGTAATAGCAGATTACAGTGGGGCAAGCTTCTAATGAAAGAATTCGAATTTTTGAAAGATATCAAGAAGTTAAAAGATCCAAAATTCCAGGTTAACGACATCAATTTCAATATAACGAAATTGGCAACAATGTCCGGACATGAGATGTTTGAAGATATCCGGTTTGCGTTGGGGCAAAGCGCGGACTCTATAGACGCAGGGGCAGGAGAGGATCAGATGGCGGCTATGTTTTTCAAGTCAATTATGATTTTGCCTCCAAATGTAATCAAAGGCTTCCGCGAAAGAATTTTTGAACATATCGAATTCAGCAGAGCCAATGAAACCCAAGAAGGATGGATGAAATTGTCCGGGCTTGAAGATATGGCATTTGAAAACCTTGAGCCGATCCACGTCTATGAGGTTTTTGGGAGGGGCCTCATTGTAAATTTTTCCGGGTCGTTCGACGCGATCCTATCAAGATTCCCAGGCGCTCAGGGTCTTATCACCCTGTTGAAACAGTAAATATTCCGCCGCTATTGTCCGGGCCTGTAATCGCAGGGATGTGTCAACTTAAGGATTACTACGAGCCCGGACGCGGTCTTGAATATGCGTATGATTTGAATGAAATGTTGGCCGTGAAATACGAAAATGAGTATAGAGCCTACAAAGCATCTGAGAAAAAATAATGCCGACCGTCCTTGACACATTCATAACTCGATTCGGGTTTCAGACGGACACCAAAGGTCTGGACAAAGCCAAGAAAGGCCTGTCTGATTTCAAATCAACCGCAATTAAAATTGGAGCATCGATTGGCGCCATTCTGTCAGGTGGTTTTCTTCTTAATCGGATGGCCGATCTTGCAGACGAGTCCGGGAAATTTGCAGACTCGATTGGCGAATCGGTAGAGGCTGTTGATGAACTTGGGTTCGCTGTCAAACGTCAGGGTGGATCAATCGAAGGTTTAAGGGGAAGCCTTGAGAAAGTCAATGAACGCATAGGTGAGGTTTCCAGGGGCCAGGGGGAAGCCAAGGCCGTTCTTGAAAGCTTCAATATTTCAGTTCAGAAACAAAACGGAGATCTAAAAAAATCTTCAGAATTATTCCTTGAATTAAATAAGTTATTCCAAACTCTTTCTGTTGCCCAGCAATTCGACCTTGCGAATAAGATGGGGATTGATAAGGGCACCATTCGGTTGCTTCAGACTTCCCAAAATGTTGTCCATGGCCTTATCCAAGAGGCGCGAGACTTTGGAGTCCTGCAACGCAAAGACGCAGCACAAGCAGCTGAGTTTAATGATTCCCTGACAAATTTAAGCCAAGCATTTCAGGCAATAAAATTTGCGATAGGTGGCGTTTTATTCAAGCCTATGACAGAGTTTTTTAACTTGATAGCCAAGGGAACGGCGTTGATCAGGAAACACTCCAGATTCATGAAAATATTTGGCACGATTCTTGCGGGATTAGGTGCCCTTTTTGTGGCGCTTAAAATCAAAGCTGCTATCGCATGGCTTGTTGCTTTAGGTCCTATTGCAATAGCCATAGGTGCAGCCATTCTCTTGGCGGCATGGATAGCTTTGCTCATTGATGATTTCACGGCATTTTTCAAAGGGCAGCAATCTGCTTTAGGCGACCTCGCTAAAAAATGGCCAGCATTGGGATGGGCCATCCTTTCCTTGCGTGACGCTTTTGTCATCATTTGGGATGACTCAGTAAAATTTTTCAAAGGGACATGGCAATGGCTAACTAATTTAGGCAATGCCTTTGTCAATCTTGGTAAAATGATTCATAACGCCTTGATGAATCCGCTTGAGACATTCGAAAACGCTGTAAAAGGACTATTTAGTTTAATAGGCAAGCTTGCTTCGAAACTAACAGATCTTCCATTTGGAAAAATATTCTCAAGCGTGTCAGGCTTTTTTGGTGCGAGTGCGCCAATCGTGCCACCTATAAGTTCCAACCGATCAACAACAGATAACCGAAGGACAGTCAAGCTTGATATTAAAAAAGTAGAGGTAAATGCTCAAGGTGGCAATTCAAAAGAAATCGCTCAGAACGTAGGCGCGGAACTTCAAAAACAACTCCAAAACGCAGTGCAAGACTTTGACTCAACTATTGCGAGATAAATTATGGTCGATTTAATAGATATGGTCGGCGAAACCTTTGGGATATTTTCTCAGGAGGCCACAAGCATTGAGGGGCTTGTCGGTGTTATAGATATCTATCCGGAGGAAAGCCACAGTATATCTGTTACAAAGACGACTTATCCTGTTGAAAAAGGATCGAATGGAACAGATAACGCAGTAATTGAACCTAAAAAACTAGTCCTTGAGGGTTGGGTTTCTAACCTGCAACCGCTCCTTGGCGGCCTTGTTTCTATCCCAGGCCCTGGACGTCCTAAAGAAGCCTGGAGCCGAATAGTCCAGTTAGTTGAAGGGCTTGGCCCGGTTACTGTCGTAACTCTCTTGGCCACATATGAAAACATGCTTGCCGCATCGGTAGACGCGACACTCAACAGTGACACAGGCACCGCCTTAAGATTTATTATAGTCCTGGAAGAGGTTTCGATAGGGCAAACAGAAATTGCAACCTTGCCACAGTCCCAGCTCTCAGGGCCAGCAGAGAACAAACCCAGCGAAACAGATGGTGGATTGAAGCAATCAGAGCAATCGGATTCATCATTATTAAAAGTAATTGCAGACAAAACAGCGAATTTCTTCAATTAATTATGCAAATTTTACCGATTACAAATAATGTCAATCAAGTTTTTTCAACAGTTCTGAACGGAACTGAGCTTAAATTTAGGTGCTGGTATCAGGATGTCGGCGAAGGTTGGTATTTTTCGGTCGAATTTGCAAATGGAGATAAAATAAAAACAGGGGTCCGGATGAATTCAGAAGCCCCATTTTTTGAATCGACATTGACCGATTTTGGAGGCGACATCCTCCCATTGCCGACGATTACGCCCGGTGCTGAGCTTGGCCTTGAACCATGGGGAAACACTCATTTATTGGTATATTTTACTCCTGACGAAATAGCGGATTTTAATAATGGGTAGGCTATACAAACGGAATGTTGAAGTTATCATAGGCCCAGACGATGGAACCGCGTTATCCATAAAAGATCTTTTTATTGAATTCGAAATAACAAAGCGGATTTCTTCAAAACCGAGTGAAGGAGTTGTTCGTATTTATAACCTGAGCGATTCGTCTGAAAATAAAATAAGAGATATTGGCACTCGGATCAGGTTCCTTGCCGGGTATGATGGGGTTTATGATTTAATCTATGACGGAGATATTCGAAAAATCGATAAAGATAACCCACATCCCGATAAGACCACGACCATTACTTTAGGCGGTAATTTATTCAAGCTTACGGACGCAATTTTCAATCAATCGTATTCCGGAGCCGTTCCTGTTCGGCAGGTGGTTGAGGATGCGGTTCCGTCATTCGGGGTTGACGCAGTTGGATTTGACCGGATACCAGATGCAAACCTAAACGATTTTTCTTTTACCGGAAGGACTTCAGATCTTCTTGACCAAATCCTAAAGCCTCTCGATATCCAATGGTATGAGGATAACGGATTTGTAAAATTTTCAAATAAGGGGCAAACGACAGGGACCGTTTTTGTTTTAAGGCCCGGGTCAGGGCTTGTTGGTTCTCCAAGTGTCACTGCCGATGGAGTTAAATTTGTTTTTCTTTTAAATGGAAAAATAAGGCCGAATGTTCCGGTAAAAATTGAATCCGAAAAAGTGAACGGAATTTATAAATCAACTCAGATCTTATATGCCGGAGATAACAGGGCAGGTGATTACTTCGGCGAAGGCTTAGGGGTAGAAATTGAGCAATAAAGACGCTGAAAAAGATTATAGCAATATGACGGACGCTCTTAACTTTATTTTTGAACAAATAATGAAACGACTTTATATTTCGATCCCTGGAATTATAGATAGTTACGATCCAGCAACAAAGCGTGCCACGGTCCATCCCGCTATCAGGATGCAAGAAACGGACGGAACGACAACGAGCCAATCTTCAATTACCAATGTTCCGGTCCTTTGGCCTTCTGGAGGTGGATTCACGATAATTTCTCCCTTGCCTGCTGGTACCCCTGTTGAAATCAGATTTTCACAACGTGGAATAACAGCTTTTAAGGAAACTTTTTTGGAGGAAGATCCAGGAGACGGAATCTTTGCAAAAGAGGATTGCTGGATCATCCCGTCATTCGGTGCCCTTACAATCACTCCGGCCTCAACTGACGGAATCTCGATGCAGGATGAAGCTGCGGATAATTTCATCTATATTGAGGATGGCGACATTACCATAACTTCAACCTCTGTTGTCAATATCACGGCCTCAACCACAAACGTTTCCGGAGATCTGACGGTGGGCGGAGATATTGACGTGACCGGAATAATAACAAGCCCTGCTGCTTTCAATGGCGCAGATAGCGATCAACATATCCATGGCGGAGTAACCATAGGCGCAGGATTTACGGCGGTACCATCATGAGAAATTTAAAGCATCCGATGGAGATTGACGCAAACGGCGAGCTGGTCGTGTTAACAGATCTGGACGCTTTGCGGCAAAAGACGAATCAGAGACTTTCACTTTTCAAGGCCTCATGGTTTTTGAATAAAGAGCGAGGCGTGCCATATATCCAGGACCCATTTACGGACCTATGGAGATCACCTTATAATGGCAACAGTAAACGAATTTGGCATAACTCCTACCACTTTAGCCGAATATAAAGTTTTCCTTGAATCTGTATGGCAAACGGCATTCGGTGCAGATTTCAACGTCGATCCGGATACAAGCCAAGGCCAGTTAATAGGAGAACTTGCACTTGCCCTTTCTCAGGCCGATGACGCTTTAGTCCTGACAGCAGGTGCCCTCGATATTTTTGCGGCAAATGGAATTCAGCTTCAAGGCCTTTGTTCAATCCTTTCAATCAAAAAACGCGACGCAACAGCGACTGTGGTAACTGCCAACATGACAGGAGTACCAGCGACTTTAATTCCAGAGGGAACCAGGGCCAGATCTGTAAATGGGGATATTTTCGCAACCAATGAGGATTTGACTTTATCAGGAGGCGGAACCGGATCCGTAACAATGACGGCGGCTGAAACAGGGGCTATTGCAGTTGATATTGGAGAACTGACACAGATAGTTGATGTCGTTCCGGGCTGGGAAACTGTAACAAATGCCGCTGAAGGTGACCTTGGCCTTGCGGCTGAAACAAATTCAGAATACAGAAAACGTTATTTCAATACACTTTTCAAAAATGCAATTTCAATGCTTGATGCTGTTACGGCGGCAGTCTATGAGGTCGCAAACGTTACGGAAGTTTTAGGCCGGGAAAACGACACGACGGCTCCGATAACAGAGAAAAATGTTGTTAAACCAGCGCATTCAATCGTTATCATTGTTGACGGCGGAACGGATGAAGAAATAAAAGACGCGATCCGGTTGAAAAAGACAGGTGGCACCGGAACAAGCGGAACCACTTCAGTTCCAGATCCTCCGAACGAGAATATCAACTTTTATTATGTTACAGAAGTGCCTGTATTAATTGAAGTTGATATCACCATAGGAACGAATTTCCCAGACAATGGCCTCGTTTTAATGAAACAGAGGATCTATAATTATATTGCCGGGACATTCGCAGGCTCGATTTCAGATGAATATTTTGAGACAGACGGAATGACAACCTCAGAGGACCTTGACAGAAACAGATTGTGGACTCCGGTTAATTCAATCCCAGGGCATACGACAAACAGTATCGTTTTGAAATTAAAGCCTGGCGGTTCAGATACGCCATTAATCACAGTGGACCTAAACGAAAAAGTAGTGATCGAAGACATAGACGACATTTCAATATCGGTGACATAGATGGTTGATATAACTGAGAATAGCCAATACCTTACAGGCCTTCCGCGCGAAGATCCGATCCTCGTTGAAGTCATCGACGGAATTAATCAGATTGTCCAGACGGAATTGATTGACGCGGCTGACGATGTTGAAAAGTCAGCGTCCATTTTAACGGCTGAGGGTCACTGGCTTGATTTAATTGGTGCCCGTTTTGAATTACCAAGGCCGTATTTTAATCAAGGGACATTCCAGTTTTTTGGATTTGCAGGGAATGGCTTAGGATTTGATCAGGCGCCATTTAATCCAGGCGGACCGGATGCACAGCCTTTAGCTGACGAATCATACAGAAAATGGATTATAGCTAAAGGAGGGCAGTTGCTTACCGACGGCTCAGTTCCATCGATGAATGCTGTTTTACAGTCTGTTTTCCCAGAGGCCTATTATAGAGATTATGGGGATATGACCATGGATGTTTTTTTAAATGCGACATTAAGGATCGATGAGGCAGAAGCGATTGCAGCCTCCGGAATTATTCCAAAACCAGCCGGTGTGCGGATACGAGTAATTTATTCAACTGTCGGGGTGGCAGCATTTGGATTCGCAGGGAATACCTATGCAGTTGG